ATTCAGTATTACTTGAAAACATAGCTCCTGCTGTATCAGATATAACTTCAGATAAAGCTACTCCACCAACTGTTATAGCATCTGCTTCTAGTGTTCCATCAAAGTCACCATCTACAGCATCTACGTTACCTTTAAATATAGTAGCAGTAACTGTACCTGTACTTGGATTGTAAGAAAAGTCTCCATCAGATTCTAAACCGACATTACCTGTTGCAGAAGCATCTTCTATAAAGGGTATTAAGTTTTCTTCATTTGTATTTTCATTATCAGCAACACTAACATGATTCGCATTTGTTGCTGTTGTAACTGTTGTTCCTGCTATCACTGTAGCTAAAGCTGTACCATTAACTGTAATAGCATCAGCTTCTAGTGTACCATCAATGTCTGCATCACCACTAACGTCTAGTGACCCTGCATCTAATTCACCTGAAAGAGTTATGTTTCTAAATGAAGATACATCTTTGTTTGCATCTACTGTAACTGTTTTACTTGCAACAACTGTACCTACAGATGCACCTGTGTCATTGTAATTTAATTCGTCAGTCGTAACTGTAGCACCATCTAGTATCTCTAGTTCAGCTTCTGATATTTCAGCAGAACCTATAGTTACTGTTCCTGCAAAAGTAGTATTAGCACCACTAAATGTTACAGCAGTTGTACTGCCTGATTTAAGTATAAGATTACCTGATGTATTAGTAAGTGAACCAAACTGTGTTCCATTATCTTTTAAGACAACATCCCCACCGTCTGCATCTAGGGTTATATCTCCTGCCGCATCTAAAGTAACACCACCAGCACTAGCTAGTTTAATTGAATCAGCACTTGTGCCATCAGATACTAAGTCTAAGTCACCGTCTGCATTACTGAATATATAAGTACCTGTATCATTGAAGTAAAGTTTTTCAGTGCTATTAAGCATGACATCATCATCAAATCTAAAATGGTCATCCTCAGTACCACTATTATCGTGACCTATCCATCTTAAAAGTCCATCTCTTTCTTCACCATCAAAAGTTATAACAACGTCTTGATTAGTTGTACCTGCACCTATTGTTACTGTATTACTTGCAAGTGAAGTAATAGCACCACCATTACCTGTAGTACCATCATGCGAGTGTCCACTGCTTGCGGCAAAAGCTGCAACTAGCTGGTCAAACTCTTCATTGGTGTGAGCTGCTTGTATAACGTCACCATCAGTGTACGTTTTTTGTCTTACATAATTATCACCCATTTATCTTCTAGCTCCTAGTTGATATTCTAATTGAAACCCTTTTAATGAATAGGGTGCAGTTGTACCACCATCATTCACTCTTAATGCTACAGCAAATCCTGAACCCTCTACTGACTGCCTAACTAAAGGCTGTGATGTACCACCATATGTAGGTGTTCCATAAACAGATGTGCCGTATATAGCAACAACATCTGTAGAATCTAAAGGATAGGCTGATGGTCTTGGAGAATCTTTATCTTCATAATCATACCTAACAAACAAGTCAGCATCTACCGCTGCTTCAGGGTTATAATTAACAATAACTCTTTGCATATGCTTACGTATTCCGGGGTCATTAAATGTTAAGTCAGGACTTCTATAACGACCTAATATACTAGTGCCATCAAATGTATTACCTGATTCTTGTCTGTATATATACCCTGTTTGATATGCACCGTGTAAAACTATTACATTACCTTCTGATACAAAGCTGTCTGTACATGCAGGTCTTATGCCTACTATTTCAGAGAACTCAAACTTCTGTCCTTTGAGTACACATATAATACCTTTAGTTTGATTTTCTCCAACACTTGACTTAGTAAAGAATATTCTGTATTGTGTCTTATCAGTTATAACTGCCGACTCAAACTCTGTAGCATTAGCTATGTTATCATTAAAAATAGACTGCACGTTAGAACTTATAGTACCCAATTCAACGTCACCAATTCTTGCAGTACCAGCAACTGTTCTTAATCCATCAGGACCTAAGAATATTAAGTCACCTGCAAATTCTTGAATTGTATCACCATTGATACAGCCTATGTCTCTTGTTACGTCTGATACTGCAAAGTTAGCTTCTGAACTACCTGACAGTTTAAATATTCTAGTTTCACAAAATATAAATAAATTATCACGGAAAACTTTAATTCCAGTTATCTCATCATCAACTTTAAAACTACCTGCTCCAATAGATACTTTAAGAGAGCCTTCTTGAAATGGCGAGCTAAATACAACTTCTTGTTTGTTTGCACTCATACCTGCATAAAACATATGGTTTTTAAAAGCAGCAACATGTTTAGCACCTGCTACAGCAGGAGGAAATTGGTCTGCTACTAACGCACCAACTGCATGGTCTGCGGCAACACTGCTTGATGTTGCTCTATCGACACCTGTAAAAGTTGTGCTAGTTTTACCTGTGTAAGTAAATAATTCATCACCTATAAGTAAAGAGCCAGAGCTATTAAATTGAGATGTATCAGGAACTGTTATAGTACCTCCACTAGCACCTCCTCCTGTACTCATACCTGTACCTGAAGCAATAGCCACAAGCAAGGATGTAGATTGTCCTGTACCCACAGTATCTACAGCAATATCTGCTGCAGCTAAACTAGAATTAAATACCGTAGGTGCATTTGCACCATCTACTACTATTATTTTATCTGTGCCATCAAAGTTAAACCGTTCAAAGTTATACTTACCTGCACCTGTTCTGCCACTATCTCTACTAGTCCACGATGAACCACCCGGAGTCGCACTAAATATACTAGTACCTCTAGCTGCTAATACAACATCACCAAAAGTTGCTACCATAAGTACCTTTTCAGCAGAACTAGATGTAAAAGGTACAACTGCTGACACATACTTTGAATAACCATTTATTCTTCTGTAGCCACCATCAACAGCAGGTTCAAAGTTTCTCAACTCTAATGCTTCACCCGGTTGCATCATAAAGGTAGATTTGTTTAAAACTAAACCCCCTTCGCAGTTAAAAGCTGAAGGAGATGTTTGAGATTCATCTGCCATTACAACGCCCTAACGTCTGTACTACCTGTCCTAGCTATAAATGTTGAACGTAAGTATGAAAATTTATTTACCAATAAGGTCTGCATATTTTTTATACCCTGCTCAAATCTACCAAAGTTTAATTGATATTGTTGTGTCTCACCTCTATACTGATATACAAATGCTGTAGCACCATCTATTATTACAGGTGCAAATCTATCAGGTATAGTTGTTGTGTCTCCGTGTGCTGATAAGTCACTTGGAAATGTATAGTAATCAAACTTTATTGCATATGATTTATTTGGAAATGGATATAGAAGATAATTATTATCAGGTGTTCTTACTACAAATTCAGGAACACCACCTCTATCAAACTGTGCTACTGTGACACCACTAGCTATTGAAGCAGCTGTTGTGCTACTCGCACCTCTTGTGCAACCTGTAAATGTAGTACTAGTTACTCCCGTATAAGTAATTGTTTCATTACCTATGACTATTGTACCTGCACTATCAAATCCTGATGTACTTGCAACAGTTATAGTTGTTACGCTATCTGTGTGTGTTGTACTCGTTGTTGTAGTATTTATTTCATCTTCTTGATTTATAACTCTATTTATATAATCATTATAATCAAGTAGATTTAATTTATACCCACTATTACCTAAGTCACTGTCTTTGACTATTCTAAATGTATTGTAGTCTACTGTCTTAGTAGAAGTAGGTAAACTATACCTAACCACACCTGCTGTCAGTGTCTGAGTAGCAGTAGCATGATTAAAAGGATAGTTAAACTCTCGCTGATTAATAAATCTTATTGATTCATTAACTGCGTTTTGGCATTGAACTTGTATACCCCTAGCACTAGAAAAGGTTGTAGAAGTTAATGCAACCTCATTCAACCTTGCTATTACTTTATTTGTTAGTGTTAGGTAAGTTTCTGCCATAATAATTCCTATGTAAAATAAGAGAGCAAGTTGCCCTGCTCTCTCATATATAAGTTAAGCTAATTGGTCTCTATCAACTTCATCAGGCTTATCATCTAAACCATGACCTGCTAAATCAATAACAGTGGCATACATTCTAAGTCTTCCTGTAGCTGGAGCGGCACCTTCAATCTTAGCATCAATAGTATCTGTAGTAGTTACAAATTGAGTGTAAGTTGAAGCTGCACTTCCGACAATAGTGTTGGTTTGACCATTAGTTCCTGCGGCACAAAAGCCTGTGGATGTAATGTCTGCACCATCAATAATGTCATCACCACCATCAAAGTCCATATTAAGAGTACAACTTGAAGTAAATGCTTTCATTACTTCTGCACCTGCGTTTATGACTAAAGTATTTGCAGGGATTTCTAACACCTGAAAGATGTCTCCATCTGCAAAACTTCCACCTGCTGCTACTAACGCATCAATATCAAGATAAGCTTCGATATTTCTCATTGCGTGAGTATTTTTAGCTGATGGCATAGCCGCAATAGAATCGGAAGATACACCAGTGGTATCTTTAGAGGTTAAATCATAAGTAGCCATTTATATCTCCCTTATCCTACGTTATACTTGGCAGTAACGATTGCTTCAGGTCGAAGAATCTTTCTACCATACAAATGCATACCACGAACAATATCAGCAAAAGAATCAGGGTCTCTATAAGTCTCTGTCTTGTTGATTTGCTCGGCAGTAGCTACTGCTGAACTATGTCCTGCA